AGTCGCCGCCCGCTCCTCGGGTTTTTTGCGCACAACTAAAATTTTGAGCGCACTTAATGAGGCAAAACATCTCTGGACCAGATGAAAGCGAAACCGAAGTCCGGAAAAACGCTGACTTCCCTCGAGCGAATTTCAGTCGAGCGTTCAGCGGCAAAACAACTTTTTACCTAGTGAAAGCAACCCAAGCGCAAAAGGTACTGGATGCAGACTTGCTAAACATTTTACGCAAAGTGAAGTCGGGAAAGACGCTAACTTCCCGGGAGCGAAATCTAGTCGAGGGTTCAACGCAAGGAACCGGGAAGGCTTTGACTTGGAAAGCACTTGCGGCTGAGATTGGAGTTTCGCCGGTTACCCTTTGGGAGTGGAGAAAAGATAAAGCGGCTCCACCCGGCCGGGACCCTGAACAATGGAAAGCTTATCAAAAAGACCGAGAAGCAATTGGTCACGCAACCGGGAAATTTACGGCCGAAGAAATTGCCGACCTTAAAGGGTCCCTACTTTCTGAAAAAACCAAACGCGAAAAAGCCGAAAGAAGGCTGAAAGAATTGCAACTAGAACGGGAAGAAAAAGGCTGGGTCCCATTTGAAGAAGCGGAGCAAGCCGTTTGCCGAGTGCTCGAGCCTTTGGCGTCATTGCTGGAAAATTGCCCGAAAAGCTACGCAATGAGAATAAACCCAAGCGAGCCAGCGCACGCGGAAGAAATGCTTTCTGAAATGGTTGACGACTTCAAAAAGCAAATTGCCGCAACTCGAGGAGCAAGGATTAGAAAAACAAAGGGCGTCAAGTGACAAAAAAAGATAAAACAAATGACAGAAAGTTTGACCTTCGGCTTGCGGTCCTTCGTTCAAGCTTGCCAGCCGGGACCAAAATTAGCCGTGTTAAGCTGGCAAAAGTTTTAGAAGTAAACCCAGGTACTATTCGAAGAATTGAACGGCGGGCTTTGTTTACTATTGTTTCGAAGTTTTGGCAAAAATGAGCGCTGACAAATTAACTGCCCGAGCTTTCGAAATTTTCGCCCCGCGAGAAAACCAAAGCGTGACCGACTGGGCCGAGGCCAATGTTTTTCTTTCTGAAAGGATAACCGAGCAAGCCGGGCTCTACCGGACAAGCTCTCACCCTTATGTTCGTGAAGTGCTCGAAAGTTTCAAGGACCCAAAAATTAGAAAAGTATCTCTTTGCTGGGGAAGCCAAACGGGAAAAACTACAACAATATACGTCGGCGTTGGCTGGTCAATCGACCAAGACCCGTCGCCTATTCTTTGGGTATGGTCCAACGAGAAGCAAGCCCGGGCCTTTGCTAATGATCGATTCCTTCCTTTTTGCGAAGACTCAGAAACCCTAGCGCGGCACTTGCCCAAAACCTCGGAAGGCAAAATAGACCGGGACCGAGCAACCGCTCTCCGGATTGAGTTTGACCGGTGCTCTTTAAACATGGTCGGCGGCGGCTCTCACAGAAATGTTCGAAACTTTCCGGTCTCGTTACTAGTGATGGACGAGGTAGATATTATTGCCGAGCCAATAAGGCTCGAAGCATTAGCCCGGACCAAGGGCCGCCGGTCCTATAAAGTAATTCAAAGCTCAACTCCTCTCGGCGAGGATACCGGCATCTGGTCCGAGTACCAAGCCGGCGACCAACGGCGGTACTTTTTAAAGTGCCCTCATTGCCGCAAATGGATTTCTCTTGAGTGGCGAAAAGGTCCGGGCGAATACAACCTTGCCTACCCGAAAGAAGCAAAGCGTGCCGACGGCTCTTATGACTTTCAGCTCCTCGAGGCCGAGACAACTTACGCGTGCCAAAAATGCGGCGGCAAAATTTCCGACGCTGACAAATTGCGAATGATGAAAACCGGAAAATGGAAACCGACAAACAAGCAAGCCGAGGGCGGCGTAGTTTCTTATCATTTATCCAGCCTTTACTCGCCAACTTTAACCTTTGCGCAAATTCTTATTAGGTGGTTTCAAAGCGTTGAAACCGTAGACGGCTTGCAACAATTCGTCACCGGTTGGTTGGCTGAACCTTGGCGAGATGAAAACCTAAGCGTCACGGAAGAAGCTACGCACTTATTGGCCGGCGATTACGAACGCGGCGAAATGAAGGGGGCCTTTCGTTTGCTTTCAGTTGATATCCAGCGGACCCATTTTGTTTGGCTGGTCCGCGGTTTTAATGAGGACGGGACCAGCTTTTTAATAGACCACGGCTATTGCCCCGCTTGGGCCGATTTGGATTCAGCCTTTGTTCGTTACGATTGCTCGGCGGCCGTTGTCGATACTGGATTTGGAGAAAGGACTCAAGAAGCCTACGAAGCAATCTACCAACGCCGCAAAAAGTGGTGGGCCGCGAAAGGCTGGCGGGGAAATGTTCACCCTTACGCGGTCAAAGCGGTTGATCCTTTTACCGGAACCGGTAAAGCGGGCCGGCATAAGATAAGGCTTCTGCATATAGACGTTGAAGTTTGGGGCGGCGAACTATTGAAGCGGCGCTCGCAAAAAGTTGATGGATGGAACCTTTATAAAGAGCCGGACCGCGAATACGTCAAACAACTCAACGCCAAATTTTTGATAGAAAAAACCGACAAAAAAGGAACAAAAAAAATTGAGTGGCGAACCCGCCGGCACGGTCAAGATCATTACTGGGATTGCGAGCTTTATTGCCTTTGCCTTTCAAAAGTTGTGGGCCTTGGAAATATAACGAAAAAAGCAAATGAAGAAAAAAACAAAAGCAAAGGCCCCGGACAAGGTAACCCGGGAAGTAAAGAAAAACAAAGAAGCCAAAGAAGCGGTAGCGGCGGCTCTCAAAAAAGCCCGGGCGGGAAGTTTTGGTAGTCGGGTTGGCAAAATATTTCTGCGGGTTGTTTTTCTCATTTCGCTTTCTTTCTTCTCAGTTATTTTTGGCGGCCTTGCTTTTGTGCTTATGCCAATTGTTTTGCCTTTGGCTTACATTGCTTCAGCTATTCGCGGAGATAATTTGAAAATATGAACGCTTCAAGCCGGCACGGGTCCCAAGTTACAATAGACGCAACAAACTTTAACGAGGCAATGCGGCAACTTTCAAAACTGACCGGGCTTTCAATGGCTAAAGTTTTGAAGGGAGAACTGGCAAAGATATTGGAAAAAACAATAAGCAAAACCAAGGCCGCCAACGCTACCCTTATTCGCGAGCGTTACACATTGCGAGAAGGCCAAAAACCAAGCGAGCGATTAATTGGCCGCGTTACAATTGGCGGCCGCCGCCGAAATGTAAAAGCGATCATGCCAACAATAAACAAGGGCGGCAAAAAAGTTCGAAACCCTGACTGGACCCTTTTACAAAAAAAGCTAAGAACTGAACTCAAACAAATGCTCGCAATGAGAGGACTTGCAAAGGCAACGTGGCTAAAGCAAGCCCGAGACATGCGTCTAATAATTAAGGTCCCAAAATACGTCGAGCGAGCTTATCAAAAGATTGGAACCGCGGCCGCCGTAAGTTGGGCCAAAGTTTACAAGCGAAAGCCTTACGTCATACAAGTAAAGAACGCGGCCCGGGTTCCAATGATTAAGCAAGTAGGCGGCTACGGCGCTTTTAAAGGGGCCCTTAATGGCCGGCAAAAATTCTTTGAGAAAAACTTATCAAAAGGAGTCTTTGATTCAGCTAAAACCCGAGCCGAAAAATACGGCTTTTTGGTCAATGACTTGTCGGTTTAGCTTGAGCGGTTGACGGCCGAGCCGGTTGTATGGCAACCGAAAGAAGCGCCCAAGACTTGGCAACTCTAATAGATATCCGCGACGAGCTGACAAAGTCCTACCGGGAAATAGCCCGTACCCCAATGACTCAGTATAGCTTCCAAGACCGGCAAGTTATCTACGAGCAACGCCGCTTTCTTCAGAGAGAAATTGACCGCTACAATAGAAAAATTTTATTGGCTGAAGGAAAGACCAGCGGCTCAACAAAAGCCGATTTTTCAAACCTTCCGCTTATTTACAAACCATGAAAAAAAAGGCCCCGTCTTTCTTTGGCCGATTAAATAAAGCGGCCCGTTATGTTTTCAGCGTAAACGGTTATAGAGCGGCTGAACATTCCCGGCTCCGCGGCTATCAACGAAATTTACAAGTCAGGCCCGAAAGTGCCGAGCTTGACGCCGGCGACCGTATAAAGGTTGTTGCTCGTTTGCTAGATGCAAGACGAAACAACCCGCTTGTTCGTTCTCTTTGTAGGCTTCGAGAAACAGACACGGTAGGAGCTGGGATTATTCCAAGGGCAAAGAGCGGCGACGACGCGACCGACGCGCGGCTAGAGCAACTCTGGTCCGAGTATTCAGAAAGCCCGGAAATAACCGAGACCTTAACGATGAGAGAGGTTCAGCAACAACTTGCAAGCCTTCCTCTTTGTTTTGGAGATGGCGGTTTATTTCTTCACAAAAGCGGCCGGGTCCAACTAGTCGAAGGCGACAGGATCGGACAAGAAGGCGACGGCGTAAACATTTTTAGAAACCCTTCGTTCCCTAACGGCCGGACCGAAGAAAACGGGCGGCCAATAGTTGAAGGCGTAGAAATTAACGGCGAAGGCAGACCGATTGCTTATCATATAGGACAACGAGACGAAAGCGGCTCACTTGTTGATGTGCGGCGAGTGATTGCACGCAACTTCATTTTGCACCGAAAATTAATAAGGCCTAACCAAATAAGGGGCGTGCCGGAGCTGGCTTGCGTTTGTGACGACTTGCAAGACGTAGAAGAATACGACGAAATAGAAATGGTTGGGGCAAAGGTTGCCGCTTCACTTGCGGCCGTTGTGAAAAGAGACGGGGCAACCGATTTTGAGTTAGCGGCCACGGCCGACGGCCCGGACCAAAACGAAAGGCTAGAAAGTTTTGAGCCGGGAAAATTTCACTACCTCGAGCCCGATGAGGATGTTTCGGTTATAAGCTCAAGCGGGCGGCCAAACTCGGACGCCATACAATACTTAGAATATAGGCTCCGAAAAATTGGAGCAAGCGTTGGCGTGCCTTTGGAATTTCTTCTAATGACTATGGCAAAGAGTTCTTTTTCAGCTTCTCAGGGAATGGTCCTACTTTACCAAGCAACAACCGAAGCAAACCAACGCGACCTTTACCGGGTCCTTTCTCGCTGGTGGCGTTGGCGGGTTGGAAAATGGGTAAGAGATGGAGAAGTCCAGCCGCCCGCCGGGTCCAATCCTTTTGCGGTTGAGTGGCAAGCGCCGGCCTTTCGCTGGATTAACCGAGCCGCCCAAGTCAAAGCCGACTCGGCATACCTAACAATGGGAGCCCAAAGTTTAGATGACATTGCCTCGACTTTTGGACAAACGGCCGGCGAAGCACTCGAAAAGAAAGCAAAGAATATAAGCACGGCACGAAGAATTGCCGAGGAGCACGGGCTCGACGACTGGCGCGACTTATTCAACCCGTTGACGACTTTTGCAAATGTAAACCTAGTCGACCTAAAAGAAGACCGAAACGAAGACATCACATGAGAGAAATAGTTTTAAAATATATCAAAAACCCAAGCAAAGAGCTTGAGGAAAGGCTAACCTCAATGGAGCTGGCTTGGGCTAAGAAACAAATTGCCGCCAAGAAAGAAAACCCCAAAGGGAAATGACCAATGAGCGACAAGCCGACCGAAGCTATGGCCGCCGAAGCAAAGCGGGGCCTAGCTTGGCGCAAGGAGTACAACCGCGGCGGGACAAGCGTTGGAGTTGCTCGAGCTCGCGACATTTCGAACCGGGCGACACTTTCAGACCAAACGATCAAGAGAATGCATTCTTACTTCTCGCGGCACGAAATCGACAAGAAGGGCCAAGGCTTCAAGCCGGGCGGCGAAGGATACCCAAGCGCCGGTCGGATAGCTTGGGCTCTTTGGGGCGGCGATGCGGGCCAAAGTTGGGCGCGAATTAGGGCCGAGCGAATAAGACGAGAAAAGAAAAAAGCAACGAGAGAAAAATTAGAAATGCCAATACCAGTACCAGAAAAAGGAGAAGACCGGGCCGACTTTATCGACCGGTGCATGGGAGACGAAACTATGGTCGGCGAGTACGACGACGGCCAACGCCGGGCAATTTGTGAAGTACAGGCCGACTATTTGGAAGGCGAAATGAGACTGCCGCGAAATGCTACCGGGGCTTCAAAGAATTCTTTCAGAGTTGCTTTCTACAAGTCAGGCAAAAAAACCCGCAAGGGTTATTCAGTTGATGTAGTAGCCGGAGCAATAGAAGGCGTCTCTCTCATCCAGCTTGGAGAAGCAAAGGGCCACGGTATTTATGTAGACGGCCTTTCGCTTGGGTCCGCGCTCGAGGTCTTGGGATCAGTCAATCTACCCGCTTTTATAACTCACGCCGGAGCTTTGCAAGATGATCGAATGTTAAAGCAAGTCGGCTACTTTTCGGGCTTTTATATAGACCAAGGTAAACTGAAAGCTCAAGTCTTTCAAAGTTTAGAAAGTTTTCGAGATGACGAAGCCGAAAGTTTCAACCGGCTTTTTGATTTGGCCCGAGAAATGCCAGACGCCTTTGGGCTCTCTTTAGTTTTTGAAGCCGAGCTCGTTTGGGTTTTCAAAAACGGCGAAGAAAAGAGCGTTGCCGAAAGTGAAGGCAAGCCGGCCGGCGCAGTTAGAGAAATGCCAAGCGTACGTTTCAATTCTATAAGCTCGGCTGACTTTGTTGACGAACCGGCGGCTAATGAGGACGGGTTATTTTCTAAGAAACGAACAATACTGCAAAAAATTATGGAAGAAGACGAAAACCAAAACGAAGAAGAAGCAAAGGCCGTTGCTTTAGCCGAGCCTGAAAAGGACCCGGCCGAAGAAATCGACCAAGACGAAAACGAGCCGGAGGTTACAACCGAAGAAGAAGCCGAAGAAGAAGTCGAAAAAGAAGACGAACTTTCAGCTCTTCGAAATGAAGTGGAAGCCTTAAAAGCCGAGCTCGCACAACTTGCAGAAAAGCTGACTAGTAAAACAGAAGAAGCAGCCCAACTTTCAAAACAACTAGACGGCGAAGAGATGGCCTTAGCTATCCAGCCAGCCGCAGAAAGTGTTCAGGCTATAGTCTCAAAATTTAATGCCGCAACAGGTGGCGAACAAACCCGCATCTGGAAACAGAACAAGCAAACAATCCTAAGCGCTCTATCAAAAGCAAGCTAAGAAAATGGCCAATACAATCAACGCAAACCTTCAGAACAATATCATTAGCCAAAGTGCGCTAGATCAATTTACTTCGATCTTAGCACCGGTTCAGGCTTTCAGCTCGTCGTTCAACGACGAAGCCAGCCAGAAAGGCAAAACGATAAACATTACCACGCTTTCGAATACTACAAGCGCCGCAAATTTTGCCGGCTCTTATGCTTCACAAGATACAACTTACGGTACGACAACGATTACGCTTTCCGGTCATAAGTTTGTTACTTGGCATGTTACCGACACCGAAGCGTCTCAAAGCTCGGCCGTTGAGCTTCAGCGCTTCGGGTATCAAAAAGGCGGCGACTTAGCAAAGGCCGTCTATCAAGATATCCTTTCAGCCGTAACCAACGCAAACTTTGGAGCCGCTGGTTTTGTAGGAGCCGCCGCAACTTTTGACGCCGACGACGTAGCCGACCTTCGAGGGTCAGCGGTAGCCGCAAACTTGCCGGTTGATCAATGCGCTTTAGTGGTCGACTCGACTTATTTTACGGCACTTTTAAAAGATAACAACTTGAACCCGGCAATGACTTATGGAGATGCGGACGTTATAAGAGGCGGCCGTATTCCCTCTCTTTTTGGCGTAGGCAATTTGTTCGAAACGACAGCACTTCCCGGCAACGGAGAAAACTTAGTCGGTTTCTTAGCTCACCCTTCGGCAATGGCCGTTGCAATGAGATATCTTCAGCCGATTAACGGGAAAGAATATATCTCAGCCCGTCGTCTTTATGATGAGGAAAGCGGCATGGTCCTAGGTTACCGGGAGTTTTACGAAGCAAGCACCGGGACCCAAACCGCGGTACTCGAGGCCGTTTATGGTTACTCGGTTGCCTTGGGCGGTTCCCTAATTCGCATGACCTCGGTCTAATATGCGGCACGCAACTTTGATAGGGACCAAGGCCGGAAAAATGGTCTCAATTGCAACCGGTAACGCGCAAGAAATGCGCGACCAGTACAAGCGAGAAAGCTTCCCGGGCTATGGTCAGGTCTATTATTTAGACACTACCGGCGGGACCCGTAGAAAAAAAGGGTCTCCCGCTGAACAAAAGTCAAAAGCCAAAGGCAAAAAGTGAAGAGCTCCTAGCCGGTGTCTAGTGTTGACCCAGCCGTCATTTCTTCGGACCTCGACTATCTGATAGGCGAGCAACAAACCGAATTGACCGGAGTATCGCCGGCCGGCCTCGTTGGTTTAAAATGGCAAGGCTCTTTGCAATCAATGGAAAGCGGCTACGAGGTTGAGATTTCCGGGCTTGAGACTATGGTCGACACCGAGTTTTGCTTCAACGCTTCGAAGTCTTCAACAAACCCAACAAAGGGAGCCGTTCTTGAGGACCCACAAGGCGAGAAATTCAAAGTTGCTGAAGTGAAAGCCGAACGGCTCGGCATTTTGTCTAAGCTTTACCTAACGGCCCAGTACCAAAGGAGCCGCTAAAATGTCTCAAGCTTCAAGCCTTTCTGACCTTTACGCCTTTGAGAAATATTTCGAAAATGCCGCCGTTACTTTCCTTGAAGCGGCAACCGGTGTACAAGTTTTTTCCTCGGCTTCTTTGGAGACTTTCGTCACGCCTCGCCTTGAGGTTGGCTTCCGGGCTATCGAAGCAACTCAACCGATAGACGCGCCAATATCTGGCGGCATCGAAGAGTACAGAAAGTACGCGGGCAACTTTGACGCGACAATTATTACTGACTCAAGCGTTGGCGGGACCCAAACGCGGGCCTTCCATTTGGAGTTAGTCGGAAAAGTGCGGGCGGCCTTACTTCGAAGCCAGCCAAATTGGAACGGCACAACGCTTCCCTTTTACGGCGTCAAACTAATTAGACAAGTTAGCTTTGACCGGACAAGTGAAGGCGATCTGGAGCTTTCCCTTATTACTTGGGATGTTCTTTTTTCTATTCGTTCTTCAGCTTTTCCAACAACAACGACAACGGCGGCTCCGTGAAACTTTGAGAACACCGTGGCGTTCCGGTATCGACGACTCCAACTCGGGTCGCTTGAAGAAATCGAAGAGAACGCGACCTTTAGAAAGTTGACGGCTCAAGCGTTTACAACCAAACCAGCAAAAAAATAAGGAAACGACATGGCAATAACTTCAGATGGAACGCAAGCCTTCGGTATCGAAGCAAGCCCGGTAACTATAAACGCAATAACTTATGTGGCCGAGGGACTAAGCTTTAACAGGACCGGTAACCGAGCCGATGTAAACGACTCTAACGGCGAGCCGCTCGGCTCAACAACTATCCCGGGGAGGATTGAGTGCTCAGGAACCCTTCAACTTGCAACCTCAACAACTACAATCCCAACGGTAGGGCAAAATTTCACGCTTGCCAGCTCTCGCAACGATGGGACCTATATTTTGACAAGCGTTGACGAAGCCGAAACCGCGGGCGACTATGTGAAGGTTTCGTTTTCTGGATACAAGCAAATTAACTAGGGGCGGGCAATGTGCCTAACCAAGTTCAAAAGCTCTGGGAAGAATACGCGCCGCGAATAGCGGAAGCACAAAAAAAAGATACCCAAGCCAAAGAGCAAATTTTCTTGCCTTGGTTTGAAGAAAGAATAGCCGACCAGCCAGCGGTCCAATTAACCCCGCAACGCTATTTACTTTTGACCGTCTCAAGCGCATTGATTGGAGAAAAAGACCCAACCTTTGATTCGGTCCTTCGTTTCCTTTGGATAGTTTCGCCGAAATTTTCCGAAAGTAAAACCCGGGCCCGTTTCTTTCAATGGCATAAAAGAAAGCTGGACCCGGAAAAAACGACCGAGGCTTGCGCCAAGTACCTTGAGCGGGCCTTCACCTTCCAACCTTCGTCAAAGGCCAATGCGGCTACTTCAGGCGGGGGAGACTGGGTTTCTGGCTTAGTTGATACAATCGCCAGCGAGTACGGTTGGCCATTGCCGCAAATAATGAAAACGCCTCTGCCTATTCTTTTTCTTTTATGCGCTCGAATAAAGGCTCGATTTTCAGGTAAGGCTATCAACTTTTCAAGCGAAGCGGACCGGCTCAAGTCCGAATACTTGCAAAAGGTAAACGACGTAGGGGGCGCGGCCTAATGGCAAACTTTTCAATAATGGCGAAGCTCGGCATGGACGGCGGCCCGTTCAGGAGAGGACTTGCGGCAGTTGGGGACAAGACAAAGCAAATCGGAAAGCAAATCGGCGGAGCTATAAAGGCCGGCTTTGCAATTGCGGCCGCGGCGGCGGTTGCGTTTGCGGTCAAAAGTGTTTCTGCCTTCGTTGACTTCGAAAAAAAGATAACAGAAGTCGCAACGCTTCTACCAAACCAAACCGAGAAAGGTTTTGGTAAGATGAAAAAAGACATGAGAGAGCTTGCCCAAACAATGGGCGTGGATTTAATCGACGCGACGCAAGCTTTATACAATGCAATTTCGGCTGGGATACCTGAAGGCAACGCGGTTTCGTTTTTAAAAGATGCAACCAAGCTTTCAATTGCTGGCGTCACTGATTTGAGCACGGCCGTTTCAGGGCTAACAACTGTCCTCGATGCGTACAACATGGAATCAAGCGAAGCCAGCAAAATTTCCGACATCCTTTTTGCAACGGTTCAAAGCGGCAAAACTACAATCGGCGAACTAGCCGCAAATGTCGGAAAAGTAACCCCGCTTGCGTCTGAACTTGGCGTAACTTTTGAAGAAGTGGGGGCTATGTTTGCGGTCCTCACAAAGAAGCTAGGCGACGGAAAAACGGCTGAAGCCGGAACCCAAATAAAAGCAATGCTTGCCGAGCTTGGAAAAGAAGGTTCAAAGGCGGCCGATGCGTTCGAAAAGTTAGCCGGCAAAAGCTTTACACAATTTCTTGCAAATGGCGGCAATGTTACTGAAGCCATGCAACTTATGGCAAAGGGAGCCGAGGAAAGCGGGACCGGGCTTCAGAATATGTTTGGAAGTATTGAAGCCGGCATGGGAGCACTTGCAATTGCGGCCGATAATGGAAACCAACTAGCCGGAGCTTTGCAAAATATATCCAACGGCGCCGGCGGGACCGACAAGGCTTTTGAGAAAATGCAAAAAACCGCCTCTCGTCAATTTGACCAAATGAAGTCTACAATTAACGAAACAATGATGAAAGTAGGCGAGGCTTTTCTTCCTTTAGTTGTCAAACTTTTGCCAATGTTTAACGGGTTTATGGAAGCAATGCCGGCTCTTTTTAGCGCTGGGTCTGGGGCCGGAAATGTTCTAGCGGCAACCTTTGAGTTGATCGTTCAGAGCGTAAAGTTAGCTATCAAAATAATTGCTTCCGTCATTAATGCTTTCGGAACCTTTGCTGATATTTTAACCTTTGTAGGGAAACAAATTGGAGCCTTTGTTGCAACTTTTGTAATGATGGGAAAGACGGCTTTTTCGCCAATAATTGCGGTTGTGGCTGGAGTGGTAGAAGCGTTCAAAGCATTAGGCGACATTTTGGCAGACCCGTTCGACGCCGACAACTATGAGAAAGCTTTTCAAAGAATAAAGAAAGCCAACGAGGGAATTTCAAAAAGCGTGGCAAACTGGGGCGATGTTTTTCAGAAAACTTTCGAAAAGAACGGTAGGCACTTCAAGAAAAACAACAAAGAATTTATTGAGAATATGCAAGGCCGCTCAAAGCTTTTAAAAGATATCTGGGAAGAGGAAGGTAATTTTGCGTTTCTCAATTTAGAAAAAGCTGAAGGGGCCGCCGAAGACTTACAAGACGACTTGGCCGGAGCGGCCAACCAAGCCGGAAGAATGAACGGCAATCTTGGGGCTATGGCTTTTAACATCAGGATGGCCGGCAAGGCAATTACTCGAGATTTGGTCAAAGCTCTTGCCCGGGGAAATGACGCCGCAACACCTCTCGGTAAAATGATGGCCGATATACAAGCGGCAAGCGAAAAAATAGCCGCGTTCTGGGCCAACGCGGCCGGAGACTTTGCCAAAATTGCCGGCGGGAAAATTGAGTTAAAAATTCAAGGCTTTAAAGGACAAAAAGAAGTGGAGGGCTTTGTTCGAAACATGACAGAGCTTGAGAAAAAGTTGCGGGGCGGGGCCGGTCGAATTGCCGCACTTGCTCCTGAAGCAATGGCTAAAGTAATGGAAGCCTTCGAGAATAGCGGCCGGAAAGACGCGGCCGTTCTTTCGACTATGTACGAAAACGCCCAACGGGCCCAAGACATGACGGTCGAAGGATTGTCAAAACTTGACGACGAAATCCAAGCTATAACAAGCGCGGCGGCTCAAAGTGATGTGGCGATTAAGGACATGAACAAATCAACGCGGATGTACGTGGAGTGGCTGAAAACCCGGCGAGACATAGCAGAGGAAAATTTAGAAATTCAACTCCAGCAAATGGCCGGGGCAAAAGCTTTAAACGACCAAATGGACGAGCTAGGCTCTTTGCTCGGAACCATAAGCGACCTCGAAGGAAAAAAGGACGCAAAGTCAATGGAATTGCTAAGAATACACAAAGAAGAACTTCTTCGCGTAACCGGGCAACTTGATGACGCAATTGAACAAGTAGGAGAAGAAGCGGCCAAAATTGGCGTGGACCCAGCCCAAGTTGAAGCAATCGAAAGAGCAAAGGAATTTCTCGAAGAAGCAAACGCAAAAAAACTATCAGAAACCGAATGGCTCGAGAAAATACACGGGACCCTTGAACATATAGACCAACGACTTGTCGACTTTCAGGAATTGTTGCCAAATATAAAGCCCGAAAAACTAGGCGACTTAACGACGGCCTTTGACAAACTCAACCAGCAAGAAACCCAAGGCGAAGTTCTCGAAACTTTGAGCGGCTTCTTTGTCAATCAATGACGGCGGCCGAGTTGTTGCCAATGCTGGTCGACCATTCGATCCTTGGCGTTTTGGTTTGCTTGCTTGGCTGGTGGATAAAGCGTCAAAATTGCCAAGCCAAAGCCGAGCGGGAAGAATTACAAAACCGACTCTTTGAACTAATAGAACAAACCAACAACTTTGACGCCGGAACCGGTCACCAGCTTATAGAATTAAGGGCCGACTTGCAAAGACTAGCTGACAAAATGGAAGGCAAAAATAGATGAGTATAACTTACGACGCCCCAGCTAATGACAACTTTAAAAGCCCGGTCCTTATGACAAAGGACCCGCGGAAAGAATATCCAATAAGGCAAGACTTGACCGCGGTCTTTTTTGCCGAAGATTACTGCCAGCGGCCGGAGTATTTTGTACCAATGGCTTTAGATACGCCGCACCCGGTACAAGTAGACGCCTTTCTAATACTTGAAACAAACCCAAAGCCAATGAGCACAGGCGGCCTTGTCAAATTTACGCGGACCTTTGCAACGGTTCCCGCAAACCGGACTGAATACACGACAACGAATTTCTCGTTCCCAGCCTTTAAGGCAACAAGTGCAACAACAACCGAGCTACGGGCAAGCTTTTCTGAAACTTGCGTGGCTCGAGTTCTTTATTCCTACAAATTAACAAAGGACCCTTCCGCGGACCTTACTTTCTTGCCAAAGTTTCAGCCGATTGACGCCAGCTCCAACGCGGCAAACTTTGTCGCCGACGACACAACGCCAACAAAAGCGAAATACGAAAGCGACATAGCGGCGGGAGTTTTTATTCAGTCGGCCCAAACTCGAGTCAGGCGTTGGCGTGGCAATATTTGGGAACTACAAGACCAAACTGTGGCTGCTTTATGAACTGGTTTTTTGAGCCCCTCGAGGTCGGCCAGCGGCCAACTTTTCTAGAAGCGGAGTTTGCAAACTCAGTTTTAGAGGCTCTCAATTCTTTAGGAAACATGACTATAGAAGCCGGCGAGCGTGACGAGGTTTTGATTTCTGAGGACGGCGTAAAAATTATTTACAAATTCCCGCCCGCGGGCTGGATTGAGAAAAAAGTTTTGCTTTGTGAAAATGGCGTCTCCGAGGAATACATTTTTCTAGTTCGAAACCGAGAATAGATGGCCACGGCCTTTTTCATCCAGCCAGACCCTAGCGGCGAGTGTTGCGTTAGCCCTTGCTCTCGGTCCGGCCCTTGCGTGCCTTGTCCGACGACAAGCACAACAACAACAACAACAAGCACAACTTCAACCAGCACAACTTCAACCAGCACTAGCACAACTTCAACGACTGTCGGGCCGACAACTTCAACGACGACAACCAGCACCTCAACAACGACACCTGGGCCAACAACAACAACAACGACAACGCTTGCTCCGACTACCAGCACAACGACAACTAGCACAACGAGCACGACGGCTGGAGCCGGGACAACAACGAGCACAACAACGCCAGCCGCGACAACCAGCACCTCAACAACAACAACAACCAGTACGAGCACAACGACCCCTTCCTAAAGGTTGACGGCTTCGCCCTTTGTAATGCCAGTAGAGAACATTTTCATAAACGCAAATTCGACCAGCCTTTCAGCCGCTCGGGTTTTGAGCTCGTCAAGCGATCAAGCAGTAGCCTTCAAAAGCTGGGTCATTGCCGACAAGAAAGACCTCAACCTTTACATTGTAGACGGGGCTGGGGCTTATATAGATATTTCGGGCTATAGCTCGGTCCGGGTTGGCGTTGGCGGTTTAAATAAGACTCCGACCGGGGGCACTTTTACTTTAACCGGGACCGCGGCAACTTCAACAATTGCCAGCGATGCTTCGGCCGACTCAATGGACGTGGCAATAACTGCCGCTCAAGCGGCTTGCTCAGTTGTCAAACCTTCGGCCGGCGTTTGGATTATTACCTTTGACGCTTACGGGGCCCAAACTTTACCAACAACCGACGCGGCTTTATTGGACCCGGAGTGCTCGCTCTCGGTAAAGTCTCTTGTCACCGGGACCGGCTCGGCCGCCGCGGTTTGGATTATTCGAGCTTTTCAGACTCCTTGGGCGTACTCGGAAAGCTGGACCAATATTTCCAACGGCGTCACCGGTTCTTTAAATTTTGGAAGCGAGAACCTTTACAAAGCTTTCGGCTCGGCCTCGAGTTTGTCCGGGTATTTTGAAGTAGAGCTGACCGACTCGGGCGGCAATGTCGTAACAGTTATTCAGGCCCCGGTCGTAATTACGGGCGAAGTTATCGGCGACGGCGTCGCGGGTTCAGCAACTTTTGCAAGTTATATAACCCGAAACTTCGAAACGATTATTTTAAGCGTTACCGACGAAACCGAAGGAGCGACAACGGGAGCAAATAAAATTTCTTTTAGAGCGCCTTATGGTATCACTTTGACAAGTGTTCGCGCTTCAGTTGCAACGGCTCCAACCGGGCAAAAATTAATCGTAGACATCAACGAAAGCGGGACAAGTATTTTGAGCACAAAACTTTCGATAGACCCGGGCCAAGAAACAAGTACGACTGCAACAACGGCCGCCGTTATTTCGGATTCAGCCTTAGCCGACGACGCGGAAATTTCGGTCGACATAGACCAAATTGGAAGCGGGACCGCGGGAGCTGGTTTGAAGGTTTACCTTCTCGGCTTCCGGACCTGATGAAATGGCAATCGCGGGGGGCCTTTCGGGCGGCATAGTGACAACGGTCTTTATTAAAGGCGGCGCGCCACCGGTTACTACGACGACAACAACGCTCGCGCCGACAACTTCGACAAGCACGACCAGCACGACAACGCTTGCGCCAACAACGACCAGCACAACGACGGTCGCGCCTTCAACAAGTTCAACGACGACGAGCACCAGCACTTCAACGCTTACTCCAACAACGACAAGCACGACAAGCACAACGACAACCGCGGCTCCAACAACAACCAGCACAACTTCAACAACTAGCACGACCAGCACAACAACGCTTGCCCCAACAACAACGAGCACGACTTCAACGAGTACAACAACCGCGGCTCCAACTACAACAAGCACAACGGCCGCTCCGACAACAACGACAACAACGAGCACAACAACCGCGGCTCCCACGACAACAAGCACGACCGCAACGCCAACAACAAGCACAACAACAAGCACCAGCACGACAACTTCACTTTTTCCGAGCAATAATTTTACGCCAATGTGTTTGCAAGACCGCTTGCTTTGGTTGGACGCCAACGACTCTGGCTCAATAATTATAGAAAGCGGAGCCATTGCTAATTGGAACGATAAATCGGGAGAAGATAATGACTTGAGCCAAGCAACCGCGGGGGACCGGCCGGTTGTTTCTTCTTCTACCTTAAATTCGTTGCCGCTTGTTGAGTTTGACGGGACCGACTTTTTAAAAGCTGTAAACTTTCCTTATTCCAGCTCATCAACGGCGCTTCTTGTTTTTGAAGCCGACTCGCTAAACAACAACAACAACGCGGCGATAAGCTACGAAATAGGCTCTCAAGCTTTCGACATTTTATCCGCAACCCAGCCTAATTGGATACCGGAATTTCAAGACGAATCTATCCAAATTTCCGGCGACATTTCAAACACAGATTTTGGCGAGTCTTCGCTCGTTTCTAATTTTCATATTTACGGCTTCCAACTTGACGGCGTAGCGACTAATGGCTTCTCAAATTATTTCGACGGCTCAATCGAAAACACTTGGACCGCGGCAAACCTAGTAACTACTAACGGCGATCTTCGGCTAATGTCTGACAGTACTGAAGGAGCCAAGCTACAAGGCAAGGTCGCGGAAGTGCTCTTATTTTCAGCGGCCCTAACTACTTTACAAAGACAAAAAGTTGAGGGCTATCTAGCGCACAAGTGGGGCCTGACTTCTCTGTTGCCAATTGGCCATCCTTTCAAGAATAGCCAAGCGGCCGGTTGTTATCATGGCGACCCTTGTATGACTTCGCCTCTTTGTATGACTTACCAAAATGCGGCCAACGAAACAATACGCCTGCAATTTGATATACAAGACCCTTCGAACTGGCTCAACGTTACAATTGGCGGCACTGATTATTCCCAGCCGACTTGGAGTACGACTGTAATTTCTGGCGCGGCAATTGCCTCAATTTCTGTTGCTTTTGTTTCAGGCAACCCGGCAAGCTCGGCTATTAGATGGACCCTTTCTCGAAGCGGTCTAGCTGACTATGTCTGGCTAGATAGCCCCGGCAACTGCCCAACGATTGACGGTTCAATTTGCGATTGTTCAATAGTTTGCACAACAACAACGACAACTTCGACAACGCCGGCTCCGACGACATCAACGAGCACAACAACCGCGGCCCCAACAACGACTAGCACGACGACCAGTACCAGCACCAGCACCAGCACAAGCACAACCTCGACTTCAACGAGTACGACAACACCGGCCGCAACGACTAGCTCAACGACTAGCACAACGACGGCCGCGCCTTCAACAAGTTCAACAACAACCAGCACAAGCTCGACTTCAACGAGTACGACAACACCGGCCGCAACGACTAGCTCAACAACTAGCACGACCAGCACGACAACGCTTGCCCCAACAACAACGAGCACAACTTCAACGAGTACCAGCACCAGCACAAGCACAACCTCGACTTCAACGAGTACGACAACACCGGCCGCAACGACTAGCTCAACGACGACAACAACCCCGGCTCCGACAACTACCAGCTCAACAACAACCAGTACCTCGACGACAACGACCC